AGTTAATAAAAAAGGAATATAAGAAGTTATGTCACAAGTTTCAGATGTATCATTAGCAAATCAAGCTTTCGGAAGTTTTAGAAGCGAGTTAAATAATATTTTAGGTGCGTTGAATACTATGCACGTTGGAAGTTCTGCACCGGGTTCAGTAGCAACAGGAACAATTTGGGTCGATAATGGAACATCAGGTAAATTAAAAGTGAAAATAAATGATGGCTCTGATAATGTAGAATTATTTGAAATTGATATATCTTCAAATGCAATATCGAGTAATATGTCAGTTACAGGAACTATTTCTGAAACAGACCCAAATGCTTTACCATTAGCTTTAGCACTAGGATAGGAGAATAAATGGCGAATACTTTTAAACAAATAAATTTTGCGGCAGAGCCTAATTCTGCTGGAACACCTTATGTTGTCTATACGACAGCTTCATCTACAACAACAGTTATCATTGGTTTAATGCTTACTAATATTCACACAACATCTGTAACAACAGAAGTTGAATTAGTATCTACAACAGCAAATAGAGGTGGTGCAAACAATGTAGCAAATGGAACTTCCTTTTTAGTAAAAGATGTAAGTATTCCAAATGGCTCAACATTAGAACTTTTAACAGGCGGTAAAGTTGTTATGGAAGCTGGAGATGCACTTAGAATAGATTGTTCTGTTGCAGATAAACTTTCAGGCTCTTTATCAGTTTTAGAAATAACATAGGAGTTATAAATGCCTTTTATAGGAAGAACACCCACACCTGTACCATTAACAAGTTCTGATATACCAGATTCAATAATTACAGATGCTAAAATTGTTGGAATGACATCAAGTAAATTATCAGGTGCGTTACCAGCTATAAGCGGTGCTAACCTTACAGGAATACAAGCTAAATTAGTTCAATATGTTAGTAGTGCAAACGATTCAACAACAGATTACACAGGAGCTTCTGGAACTAAATATGTTATACAACATTCAAGTGCAGATTGGGAAACAACACTTACAGGAGTAACACAAGGCAATAAAATATTAGTTATATTTCATCTAAATATTTCAAAAGATAGTGAGGATTCTTCTCCAAAATATTATGTAGAGGGAAAAATAGATAGTGGCTCTTATGCTGATATTGATGTCGGAACATCATCAGGAAGTAGAACTCCAGCTTTTGGTTTCGCTAGACCCTATGCTACTGATATGGGAATGGTTGTAAGTTCTGGTTCAATTTTGTGGTCGCCAACTATATCAGGTTCAACAGGAACAGTTAAAGTTAGATTCCAAGTTCAAAATTATGCGGGTGGAAATAGAAGAATTTATCACAACTACACACATAACAATTCTGCTGAGTCAGGGTCTTATGTTGCAAATTGTGTTTTAATGGAGTTAGACGCATGATACCTTTATCTAAAGTTATTTCAGAACTTGACCCTAATGCAGATGTTACTTGTTCAGGTAATAATATTGATAATATTATTTGGCATAAAGGAACACCAATAGCAAAAGATGTTATAGAAGCAAAACAAAACGAATTACAAGCTAAATATGATGCTGAAGAATGGAAAAGAAATAGACAAGCAGAATATCCATTAATAGAAGATCAGTTAGACGAAATTTATCATAATGGAATAGATGGTTGGAAAAAAACAATAAAAGCAGTTAAGGATAAATACCCAAAAGGATAATTTATGGCATATATAGGAAAAGAACCAGCAGTAGGAAATTTTCAAGTTTGTGATGCAATAAGTGTAGTCAATGGACAAGCGGCTTACACAATGCAAGTATCATCTACTAATGTAGTGCCTGAAAGTGCGAATCACATGCTGGTCAGCCTGAATGGTATCTTACAAAAACCAAATTCATCATTCACAGTATCAGGTTCAACAATAACTTTCGCATCTAATCTAGCAACAGGAGATGTTATAGATTTTATAATGTTACTTGGTAATGTTCTTGATATTGGAACACCATCAGATTCTACAGTTACAAATGCTAAAACAAATTTTGTTACAACGTCATCTGCGGCTGGGTTGCAGATTAAAGGAGATGGTACAACCGCTGGTGCTTTGCAAATGAATTGTGAACAGAACAGCCATGGAATCAAGTTACAAAGCCCACCACATTCTGCTAATCAAAGCTACACACTTAAATTTCCATCTGGAAATGTAACTGCTGGTAAATTTTTAAAAGTTGATTCTGTATCAGGTTCAGGAACAACAGGAATTGGCACAATGACTTTTGCTGATGCTGGTGGAACTCATGCTAAATTAATAACTACTACTTTAGGTTCAGATGCCTCTTCGATAGATTTTGATAGCACTTATATAACATCTACTTATAATAATTATTTAATTGTTTTTAATTTACTTGCCGCAACAGATGGTTCAGTAGCACAAATGAGATTTTCTAATTCTGGTTCTTTTAGAACAGGCTCATCAGATTATGGACAGGCTTTTTATGGAGATGGTGGCACTGACAATAATAGCAACAATAATCCGCATATAGAATTTACAGGCGGAGTTGGCAGTGCAACAGGCGAAAATGGTAGTGGATTTATTTATGTTCAAAACATTACAGCAACACATTATACTCAAATGAATTTTATATCTAGTAACACTACAACTGCTGGTGCTCATGGTTTCAGAGTTGGTGGTGGTATGAGTAACACAAGACAAGCTGATGATGGTATAAGAATTTTTTTTGATTCAGGAAATATTAAATCAGGTAGTGTAGTAACTTTATATGGTATAACACAGTAGGAGTAAAACATGGCTCTACTCTTTGCTAAAAACAATTCACTTTCAGCAGTTACAGCTTTACCAGCCGCAGTATCAGGTGGTGCATTAAATTTAATATCTACTCAAACTGCATCAAGTTCAGCTACAATAGATTTTACTTCAGGAATAGATTCAACATACAAAGAATACATATTTAAGTTTTATGATATACACCCATCAA